TGCTGCGACGGCATCTGCGGCAGGTTCGGTTTCGGCACGCCCTGCTGGTAGTTCTGCGGATTGAACTGGTTCGCTGGCTGCGCGGCCATCTGCCCCAGGCGCCCAAGCGTCATCTGGCCAGTCTGCTGATAAGGTGCCGCGGCTTGCTGTTGATTGCCATACACCTGTTGCTGCACGGCCAGGGCCTTATTCGCCGCCTCCGTCTGTGCATCCACAGCCTTGCCGGTCGCATGGCTTTTAATGGCCGCTTCCCCGATGCCGCCCGCCACGCCAATAATCAGCGGAATAATCGCAGGCATCTTTTATGTCCTTACCGGCACGGCGAAATGCTCGCCTGGCAATGGCACTCCATGCCCGTGCTCAATCAAATGCTTCACATCGTCCGTGAGTGCCGTCGTGCAGACGACGCGAATCCCCAGCCGCGCACATTCGGCCTTGACCGCATGCCAGAGGCGCCCGAAGACTGTCGTTTTCCGAAACGAGGGATGCACCCAGAGGCATTCGACATGCCAGACGGGCATGATGACATGGCAGGCGATAATCGCGCCGTCCTGTTCCACTACCACCGCCCGCGATCCGTCGGGAAAGGGCACGCCAGCCGCTTCTGTATCTGCGAGTCGATACCATTCGTCTTCTGCGAGGATACGCGTCGTCATTTGGCACACACCGTCCAATTCGTGCCGTTATAGAACGCGCCGACGAGGTTCGCCCCGCCACCCGCCACGACGGCGCCCCACGTGTTCACCGTCGAATCCGTCACGACCGCAATCATGCCCGTCACTGGCTGCGGGAGGTTCGCAAACGTCACAGGCGCCGAGTTGCCCGGCGTGCCATTCACGGCCGCTCGCAGGCCCGTGAACCACTGGCCCCATGGATAACTCAGGAGATGGCCTTCAAGCGGCGCCGTCAGTTGCGGAAACGGCGTAATCATGGCAGTTGGATATAGGTGCCCATTTCGGCATGTGTGAGCCCGAAATAGTGCCCGAGTTCGTGGATCATCGTATCCTGCACCACGGCCTGTAATGATGCAGCCTGCTCAGAGGCACATCGGCGCAGCGCCTGAGCAAAAAGCACGATTTCGGCAGGGGCTGAAATAACCACACGTCGTTCTCGATGTGTCAGAGGTACGCCGCAGAAGTGGCCGAGTTTGGTATAGGAGGTATCCTCGTCGTCCACCATAATGGCTAGATTGTCTAATCGGTCCTTATATTCTGGCGGCAAGGCGTCGATCACATCTTCCGCCAATTCCACAATATCTTCGATCACGACGGCCCCACGCTCACATCAATCAAGGCATCCACCCAGCGCGACGGCACGGGGTCCGTATCGATAAACCGATCCACCCGGTTCCGCGCCTGCCCGCACTGCGTCCACCGCACCCGTGTATCAAAGGCGCCAATCGCCCCAGACGAGGCCCACTGTTCGTGGCCCCACGTCTGCCCGCCATCCTTCGAGGTCTGCCGCATAATCTGCGGGTCCGAGCCTTGCCCGCGCTGCACGCCTTGCCCCACGTCCATCACGAGCTGAATCGCATGCGTCGTAAACCGCTTCTGGTCAAACGACAGACGCGGCGGCTGGCGCAGGCGGCGAATCGCGGCCCCGTCCACGTCGGTAAACAAATCCGTCCCCATCCGGTAGATCGCCCCCGTTAAGCGGTCCTGCACCAGATTCCGATCGGGATGGGCGAAGAACATCGGCCGATAGGCCAGCCATTGTGCCTGCCGCGTATCCCAATACAACCGTTCGTGCCACAGGCTGGTGGCTTGGTCAAACACCCAGGTCCGTTCGGCGCTCGGGAACGTCAGCACATAAAAGGTGTGGCCATTCTCCTGATAACTGAACGCCACAGCATCCGAGAGATCGCCGTAGGTGGCAATCGAGGCTTCCACGGCATGCGTGCTGATGCGGCTGGGCGTATACCCAGAGGCCGACACCACCTGTCCATGGCCCTGCTCATTATGCGAGAGCCAGATCAGCGACTTATCCAGCCGCGCGCCAGAAAACGCGGCGGCCGTGCCCGTCTGCATAAACGCCTCTTGGATCGAGGCGAAGGGAAACGGCGCCGTCCCGGCGTCATACCACACCTCCGAGGTGTGATCCCCGAGCAGATAGATCAGACGATTGACGACATACAGAGCCCGCCAGGGGTCGCTGCCGTCCGTGCGCTGCTGGATGTTTCCGAGGTCGATACTCAGGAAATTCTCGAATGCCGTCACTTGCAGGGTAGAAGAGGTGGCATCGAGAATGACGCCAAACCCATCCAGAAAGCCGCACATCGTGGCGCCCAGCGTGGTCGGATTCTGAAAGACGTTCGTGATCAGGTCCAGCACGTAAAATTGATTACCGCTCGTCAGGCCGAGCTGATTCCCAGCATCCCCGTTGGACATGAACGTGACGGGCGAAGCGTTGCGCTCGATGATGCCACGTTGCACCGCAGTATTGCCAACGAGCTCGTAGAGCGTAAACCCCGTGACGAAAAACGTCCGCTCGCCGAGGGAAAACATCCCGCCGCCGAAATTCGCCGTGGGGGCCACAATCAATTCAAAGCCGGGACACTGAAGGAGCGCCCCCGGCGTCGGGGCCGTCTGTGATTCGTTCAGCTCGACGTAGCGATTGATCAGGCGTTCGGCATCGGCCATATACGATTGGCTTTGATACGACGGGCCGAGGAAGCCGGGATACTGGGGCATTTACGACAATCCAAGACTCACGGTCAGCGCCGAGGCGGGCGCACTGGAGCCAGCCGCCGTTGTGGTCGCCGCCATCCACAGGCCATCCTTGAAGTAGAGCCCGCCACCATCCTGCACGCCGAGTGTCTTGCTCGCCAGCGTGGCGAGGCCGACCTGATATTTCGGCACCGTCGTGCCGACCGTGGGCGCGATCGCCGTATCGTAAAAGCTGACATAGGAGGCTGCGGCCGCCGCATTGTAGATGTCGTAATCGAAGATCTTGCAGGGGCCACTGACAAAGATGGCCGTAGCCAGCAAGCCGGACGTGCCATTGACGAGGACGGGACTGGCCATCGCTGCTCCTTATCGGTTCGAGGTCGTCGTATTGCCCGTGAGGTAATTCCAGCCCGCGCCCAGACCCGGCACGAGGGCCGGATCAATCGACATCGCCCCAGGGTCAACGTTCGGCTTCTTCATGTTTTCAAAGGCCGCGCTGGCCATCCGTGGCAACAGGGGCGGAATCTGCACGCCAAAGGGACTACAGAACCGCAAGGCGAGCTGATAGAGGAACGCGTCCTGATACCCCGGCGGGCCTTGGAGAATACTATCGAGGCTGGCCGGGACACCCACGGCTTGCGGCGTATACAGCACGATGCTCAGACTCTGCGGCTGCGGCCACAGAAACAGCGTGCCGTGGCTGTCCGTCAGATTGGTCTGATAAAAGCTCTGGGTCGGCAGCGCAGACGGCAAGCCCTTAATGGACAGCGACGAAAACGCATCCTCGTCCATCATCCCGATCGGCACTTCGATGGCGGGCGATGAGCCTGGAATGAGAAAGCTAATGGCGTTGATCCACATCGGCCGGTCAATATTGACCGTCTGCCCGATGCCGACCAGCACGCTGGACGTCGAGGCGGGCCAGACAAAGGTTGTCTGGAGCTGCAGCGAGAGCGTCAGCCGATCCGCCGCCCAGGTATCAATCATCGTCTGCACGCGCCGCAGGCCGAGGGCAATCTGGCCGGCGTTGGCCTGTTCGCCCGGCTCAAGCACGCCGATCTCGACCAGCGCATCGGTAATGAGCGACCGCACCGTATAGGCCAGCGCGAAGACGCCTGAGGCGGGCCCCGCGGCGGCGACGGTGGCAACTTGGATGCTTGCCGAGACAGCCCCGAGGCCCGTAAACGTAAAGGCAATGAGGGCGCCATTCGTCTCCGCTTGCGAGGGCCGATAGGTGTAGTAGCCGTGCCCTTCTGCCGTGCAGATACCCGCCCCGACGCTACCAATCGCCTGGACACCGCCATCCACCGTGACGTAGACCGTCACGACGCCGACATAATCGAGGCCCGTCGAGGCATCGACCATTTGCGCGCCAATGACCTGATTCGGCTGGTTAATGACCATGAGAAGTCGCGCCTAGTCTACACCCTCAATGCGTTTCCGGCTGGGTTCTGGTCGGTCCGAGCAACTGATTACTATCCGCCGCCCATTCCGGCTTAAACCGCTGCACCAGCAAGATCGATACGCTCTGCCGGTCCACGCGCGCCAGCGAGGAATCAGGCAGCGGCCGAGGATTCGGCCAGTCCAGTGGGCGCACCGGCCGCGCAATGGGCAGCGTCAGCAGGCCTAGATCGTTGAGCGTATGGCTCCCCTGCTGCGACTTCGCCGCCTGCGGGTTCGGCCAATCGGTCTGATGCGTCGGCAAGCCGACCGGCGGCGGCAGGAACGCATTACGCCCTTGCGGGTCATTGACCTTCGCCAGTTGGATCGTCGCCGGGTTCAGCCAGTCGCGCTGGCGGAAGGGCGGCGCAATCGCGGTGACGGGCAAGCCCAGCCGACTCGGCACCTGATCGGCCACCAAGGACGGCAACTTCGGCGCTTTCGGCCAGTCGTACTGAATAAACGCAGGACTCGTCTGATCCTGCATGTAATAGAACAGGTGCGTCTCAGGCTTCAGCGTCGGGCGAGCGGGCAGCGGGAAGTCTTGATTAAAGAACGGCTGCCCAGGCGGCGGCAGGGGCAACAGAATCCGGTTGTAGACCGGATCAATGACCATCTGCAGTAATGGCGCCGCGGGCGTCGGCCAGAGCGTCTGACTAAACGGCAGCACCTTGGAGGGCGGTTGCGGCCGATGATGCCAGACGGCCAGCGCCGGCAGGCGCGGCGGCGGATCGATGTCGGGGCCGATAAAGGGCAGCGCCGCAGCGAGGGGCAGACGGACGTTGAAATTGGGCTGTGAGTGCGCGCTATTGGCGGCTGTCGTCGATAAGGCCGCAATCGCCGTAATCAGCGGCGCGCGGAAGATCGTCGACATCTACATCACACTCGCCGCCCAGAGGTCACTTGGTGGCGGCGTGGCGACGAATTCATATGCGCCAATATCGAAGGCCGAGCCCTGCGGACGCGTCACGCCGAGAATGTCGGTCGTATAGGCGTTCGTCGTGCCTGCATCAATCGCCGGACTGCCGACCGTCAACTGGAAATTATTACCGGAAGGATTCACGAAGACGGGATTGACCCCCACGAGATTGGTCGTCAGCGTCGAGGACGCATCATCGACCAGATTGTTCGGCGTGTTCCCATACGCGATATTGTTTTCGACAAGCGTGCCACCGGACCCAGATGAGAGGTGAATCCCAATCATCGCATTTGCCGTCACGGTGTTCTGATAAATCTTCGCCGCATCCGAGCCGCCGGTTGCCACAAGAAGGGCCGCATTCCCCCCGCCAGACACGGACAGGTTGTAAATCACATTGTTGTAGATTTGCGAGCCGGTTCCTGGCCCGAGGAAAATGCCGCTGCTGAAGGCGGGCGAGCGCGACACATCATGCACGAAAGTGTTGCGCACAATGTTGTTGTTGATGCCGAAGGAGACATTCAGGATCACGATGCAATTGCCGCTGGAGTCATAGGCATTGCAGTTACTGATCAAATTGTCCGAAGTCTGGACATTAAAGGCCGCCGAGTAATCGCCAGAGTCCCCGCATCCATGCACGGTCAGGTTGAGTAATTCGTTGCCGCCCGTCAGGCCGCCGACTTCGGACGTGAGTTCAAAGCAGCTAAAGGCCGCCGTGCCCTCATTGATGACGCCATTGGTCGGCCCAATACATTCGCCCCCATTGAAGCGGATGTGATTCGGATTCCCGCCTGACCAGCCCCGCAGATAGACGCACCCCTGCGTAATGCCACGCGTGGCATCGAGGTTGATATTCAGGAATTGGATAAATTGCTGCGCGCCATCGAACAGCACGACATTCGCATAGCCCGCGCCACCAGTCGGAGCCAGCCACACCGTCGTGCCCGTCGCCGCTTGGATCGTCGTCGGCGCCCCCCACGAGGCGCCCGAAGGCACATTATCAAGAATGCCCTCGTTGTAGGTGCC